GGGCCTGAAGCACCTCGCCACCTACGGCGAGAAGTCCGCCGCGGCGATGTACGCCCGCATCGGCCGCTCCAGCCTCTACGACTACGTGGCCGATGATCCCGCCTTCGCGGCGGAAGTGACCGCGGCGCTCGAGTTCTACCGCGCCCGCTGCCGCTACAGCCTCATGCACAACACGCGCACCACCGGCAATCCCGTCGGCGCCATCGTGACGAACAAGGCGGAGGAGCCCGCCAAGTACATCGAGAAGCACGCCGTGGTCAGCTTGAACATGACCGCGGAAGTGCCCGGTGTCGACATCGCCGCCGTCCTCCGTGCCATGCTCGGCGACCTCACCGAGCCCACCCAGCAGCTGCTGGCGCATGGCCCCCTCCCCGCGCTGCCGGACGCCACGCAGACGCCGTGACCGACACCGAGCGCGCGTGCCGGGTGAGTATCCAGCAGGCGTGTCTCCGCCATCTGTGCGTCACTGACGTGCGCTGGCGCGCCCTGATGACCATCCGGCTGGCGCAGGCTCAGGAGTCGGGTTCCGCGAGCTCAGCCACGCCCATAACCCGCCCAGCAGGCCCGAGGCCTAGCGCGTGGTGAGACAGGCCCACATCTGCGAATGGGCGCCGTCGACGCAGACATGCGCATGTATCCAGCATGTTAGCGCCTGAGATCATGCGCAGAACTGGGGTGAACGCGCGCGCGACGGACTGTAGCGGGCTGGACCGGGCTCAAGGCGGGCCAGGAGATGCCGTCGAGGCCCCCGGAGTCCCTTCTGATATAGCCTGGGGCGGGCGCGGGCCCTCCTTGAGGCCGGCACGTCGCTCCAGCAATAGAATTTTCGGAGAGAAAAGGGGCGCGATGAAGAGCGGGTTCTGCGTGCCGGCGCAGTGGGACGTCGCGCGGCTGACGATCGCGGAGCGCCTGGTACTGTGGGACCGGCTGCGGGCGGCGGACAGCGTGGCGGCGATGGCGCGGAGCCTGGCATGACGGAGGCGGAGCTGGCGCGGTGGGAGGCGGCGGAGCGCTCGGGGCATCGGGCGCTGGGGCCGGACTGCTGGGGGGGCGGATCTTGGCGCTGATCGCGGAGGTGCGGCGGCTGCGGGCCGCGCTGGTGGCGATCGTGCAGTACGAGTCCTGCGGCGACCAGTGCGCCGAGGCGATGATCGAAATCGCGCAAGCCGCCCTCGGCGATGACGGCACGCTCCGCGACGGCGTCCCACAGGAGCACCGCACAACGACCGAACGCTAACCCACCCGCGCACCTCGTCGCCGGCCAGCGGCGGGGGCCTGACCGCGAACGCAGCCCGCCCTTCCTGCAGGGGAAGCGGCGGGTTTCGTTTTGCGCGGCGTCACAGGAAAAGGAGCGACGGTGGCCCACTGGCGCACGGAGACGCACTGGTACCGGCCGGTTCGGCTGACGGACGCGCACCGGTTCGCGGCCGACATGGAGCGGGGCTGGCGGGCGGTGGGCGCGCTGCCGCCGGTGAAGAGCGTGTACGACGCGGTCCTGGCCGACTGGTACCAGCCCACGCGGGACTGGCTGGACGCCGTCCGCTGATGCCGCCGACGGTGCTGACGGCCTCGAAGACGACGCCGGAGGCGCAGACGAAGCCGGCGATGCGGATGCTGTGCCAGACGGATCTGTACGCCTTCGCGCGGCGGGTCCTGTACGCGCATCTCACGCCGAATCTGCTGACCGACACGCTGCACAAGCCGCTGTGCGCGTGGATGCAGACGACGCGCTACGACGAAAATCTGTATTTGCTCAGCCGCGGGTTCTTCAAGTCGTCGATCATCACGACGGCGGCGGTGATTCAGCGGATTCTGGCCGATCCGGCGACGTGGTGGTGCCAGCAGCGGTGGCACGGGCGGGTGTGCGGGCCGAACACGCGGATCTTGCTGGCGAGCAACAAGGGGGAGAACGCGGAGGGGTTCCTGGCGGGCATCAAGGGGCATCTGAGCGGCAACGATCTCTTGCTGGGCCTCTTCCCGGAGATTCTGCCGCGCGATCCCGCGCGAGCGGGCCTGGAATGGACGCAAGGGGCGATCACCGTGCAGCGGAGCCGGCGCGATCTGCGCGAATCCACCATCCAGACGATCGGGGTGGAGGGCGAGCTGGTGAGCCGGCACTACGACGGCGGCGTGTTCGACGATTGCGTGGGCAAGGAGAACTCCGGGACGAAGGCCGAGCGCGCGAAGGTGTGGGACTTTTTCATGAAGGCGCGCCCGCTCTTCGATCCCGGCGCGACGAAGGAGTTCGTCGGCACCCACTGGCACTATGCGGACGCCTACGCCGCGCAGCGCGCGCGGCACGCGCGCGGGCAATTGCCGATGGGCATCTACATCAAGGCGGCGTGGGAAAAGACGACCCCGCGCACGGCGGACGACCCCGCGGTGCGGGACGGCGTCGTGGGGGATGTGCCGGGGCACGGGTGGGTGGCCGTGAGCTTTCCCGAGCGCTTCTGCCTGCGCCGGCCCCCCGGCGACACGACGCGCCTGGAACTGCTCGTGGAGCGCGACAACGAGCCGTCCAACTTCAACGCGCAGTATCTGCTCAACCCGGTGTCGGCCGAGACGGCGCATTTCCCGCGCCTGGACCCCACCGGCGCGCCGAATCTGCAGCTCGAGCGCGCCGCGCCGCCGCTGTCCACGCTGTGGGTGGCGATGGCGATCGATCCCGCGCAGAGCCTGCACAAGTGGGCGGATCATTCCGGCATCGCCGTCGGCGGCTTCGATCACCGCGGCGATCTGTGGCTGCTCGAGCTGTGGATGGCGCGCCGGGACGACGAGGCGCTCGTGCGCAAGGTGTTTGATCTCGTCGAGCACTTCCAGGCGCGCGGGGCGCCGATGCAGCGGATCGGCTTCGAGGCGACGGGGTTTCAGAAGGGCATGCGCCACGTGTTCACTAACGAGGGGGACCGGCGGGGCTTCTATCTGCCGATCCTCGGGCTCGAGCGCGACACGCAGCGGACCAAGCAGCAGCGCATCGGGCTCATCCAGGGCCCGTGGATGGCGAAGCAGATCCACGCGCTGGAGTCCTGCGAGGCGCTGGCCGACTTCATCGACCAGGCGGACAAGTTCCGCATGGACCAGGAAAACGAATCCGACGATCTCCTCGACCCGGTGGCCGATCTGTATCAGCTGCGCGGCAAGCCGAACACGCCGGCCGTCGCGGCGTCCTGGGCCGACCCCGAGGTGCTGGAGCAGCGCGCGTGGGAGGCGCAGGTGCTCGCCGCCCGCGCGGCCAACGGGCAGGGGGGCCTGGATCGCATGAGTCTGCTCATCGGCTGGCAGCAGCATCGCGCGCGGCAGGCAGAGCGCACGCTGGACCCCGCAGCGCTCGGGCAGCTCGACCCGCAGCTCCTGGAGATTGGCCGATGAAGCTCTTCGTCACCGACGCGCAGCTCGCGCAGATGCGCTATGGGTTCGCCGACTACGAGCGCGCCCGCTTCGACGCCGCGCTCGACCGCCTGCGCGCCGACCGCGACGCGGAAGTGGCGCGCCTGCGCGATCCCAGCGCCGCCTTCGTCGCGCATCTGCAGGCCGAGGTCGAGTTCTGGCGGCTGCTCTACACCGCCGAGCGGCAGCGCAACGACACGGCGACCGATCAGCGCCTGGCCGAGCGGGGGCTCGGCGGCATCACGGGCCCGACGCGCCCGCTGGCGCCCGAGCGGATGCCGAGCACGCTGGAGGAACTGATCCGCTCGACCGAGCTGGGCGCGATTGGCGACGCGCAAGGAGTGGAGCGCTAAATGGCCCTCATCGCCGACCCCTCGCTGAGCGATCCCGACGCCGCCGCGCCGGAGGCCCCCGGGCCCACGCCGCTCGACTACGCCACCATCACCGCCGAGGACAAGGCGGCGGCGCTGGCGATGGTGCGCGAGAAGAAAACGGAGTGGGGCCGCGGGCGCGAGGGCTTCGTGCGCAACGCCTGGCGCAATATCTTATTCGAGCGCGGGCACCAGGACATCGTGTTCTCGCGCGCGGCCAATGCGTGGCGCCCGGTGCAGATGCGCGGGCCGCGGATCATTCCCACGAACCGATTCAGCAGCACGATGGGCGCCTACGTGTCCGTCCTCGCGCGCATCGAGCCCACGCCCTCGTTCCGCCCGGCGACGAGCGCGCCCGAGGACCGCGCGACCGCGGAAGTCGCCTCCCGCGCGATCGAGGTGATCGAGGAGGAGGTGAATATCCGCCTGCTGTGCCAGGTGCTCGCGCACTGGGCGGGCTTCACGGGCGGCGCGTGGATCGAGACGGGCTACGACCCCTCCCCGCAGCACGGGATGCGCCTTCAGCAAGATGATCGGTGCCTCGCGTGCGGCGCGACGGGCCCGCCGCAGAAGACGCCCGAGTGCGCCGCGTGCGGGGGCCCGACCGAGCCCGCGGTCGACGACGCGGGCGAGCCGGTCGGCACCGAGGTGCCCATCGGCACGATGTACTGCGACGTGGTGTCGCTCTTCGAGATGTGGTTTGACGCCAGCTATTCGCAATGGCAGGAGGTACCCGACTACTACCGGGAAAAGTCGCTCAGCGCCGCCGACGCGCTCGAGCGCTGGGGCGAGGCCGCCCGCGGCATCGGCGCCGACCTCGGCGGCACGATGGGTGAGCACTATCAGGAGCAATTGCCGACGCTCGCGGGCTACATGCACGAGGATACGGGGGCCCGCGGCGCGCAGCCCTTCGGCCGCCCGGCCGGCGGCCAGCGGCGCGTGAGTGAAGGCTGGTACTGGAGCCGTCCGACGCGGGCCTATCCCGAGGGGCTGCTCCTGAT